GCTACTACAAGACTGTGCTTTTGATTACTCACTTAGATAGTCTCAAAGATATTGCCGATATGACCATTGACATTGAGAGTAAAGATGGTTATGCTTATGTCAGTCAATAATATTATTTCGTCCCCGCAAAATGGAGGATAAGTTGGAAACAAAAGAGTTTATTATTAAAAGTAAGAAATGGGGCGAGTTTAAAGTTCTTATTGATGCTGACGACTGGAAAAAGGTCAGTCAGCATCATTGGGTTATCAAAAAAGATCAAAAACTTGGTCACTCAATAAGGTGGTATGTGAACACCCAAGTTCCTCACCCTGATGGGGGCTGGATCAAGGTAAACCAAACGACTAAAGAAAAAGAAAGAGGCTGGCGACCAAACGGCGGCCGCCGCCGCAGGCGTAAGAATCTATCTCTTCATGTTTTGATCAACCAAACTCCAAAAGGTATGATGACAGATCACATCAGTGGGGATACTTTAGACAATAGAAAGTGTAACCTTCGGTCGGTGACCCATAAGGAGAACTGCTCCAACCGAGGAGCCACCAAGGACAACAAATCAGGCTTCAAAGGGGTTCGCAAACTAAATAATAAAAGAGATCAGCCGGAATCCTATCGGAAAGCTTGGATGGCTACAACAAGCCAGCTAGCTCTGGATAATGGAGCACCTAGACCATATATTGGTATGTACTCCACAAAGGAGGAGGCTGCTGAAGCATATGATCGCTCCACTGCAAAATACGTCCCAGAGGACCAGCACACTGTCAGGCTGTTTAACTATCCAGAAAAAATAGACCAGTGGATTGCCGAGAAAGATACAGTGGAGATTAATCCTTTATCTAATCGCAACTATCACGAAGACTCCAAAACAGCATTTGCCCTCAAGTACCTTGATGAAGTTCTAGAGTTATATGAGAGGGGAGACAGTTTGAAAGAAATCTCACGAGAGTTCAATCGCCGAGGTTATCGGACCCGTAACGGTGCGGAGTGGGAATATCACACTGTAGGTAGAATTTTAAAATATAATGACAAACCCACGAGAACCCTCACTTCTGAGTTTGGCGTCAGGTGGCGAAGTAGGACAACTGGTTATTTTGGTGTCACGTTTAAAGCTGCCGGCAGACAATATAAAAAAGACTCTTGGTTACCATCCTACAAGACAAATGAGGTGATCACAACGGGTGGAACAAGAAAAAGAAAATCCTTTTACCTCGGAGCGTGCAGCACTCCTGAAGAAGCAGCGAAAATCCATGATGAAAGGATGGTAGAACTTCACGGTCCAGAGTATCCTTATCTTAACTTTCCCGAAAAACTGAACGAGTATTTGAAGGCAACAAAAGAAAATGTCAATCAGTAAGAACATAGAAAAAGTCTTGGCTCAAACATCTAATTGTAAATTGAGCCCCGAAGAAAAAAAAGAACTGGCGGAAGCAATTGCCAAAGCCTTGAGAAAAGAATTTTATATTGTCCCCTATTCGGGCCAACTTACATTTGAGTGAAAAATGAAAAAGTTAATACTCCTCACCCTAATCGGATGCTCCCAAGCCACCCCGCCTGATGCGGGAATACCAGACGTGGCCAAGCCTGATGCCGCAAAACACCCCGGCGAACGAACTTATATAATGTACTGCACGTCGTGTCACGGATATGACGGGACTGGACTTAACGGGTTGGGAGCGGACTTCGTGAATGACAAGACCATCCTTGCCAAGACCGACGGGGCGTTACTCCAAAGTATTTTTGAGGGCAAAGGGCGGATGCCTGCATGGAAGAATCTTCTTAATGTAGGGCAGGTCATATTCGTGATAGATTATATTCGCCTTTCTTTCGGCGAAAAATGAGCCAAGGTGCCTGTCTTTGATTGGTTCATGGAACTTAACCCATACATCAGCGGACTCCTGATATCTACGCTAATTGGCTTGCCTACCGCACTATCTATTATAGAGACGCTCCGAGAAGATCCGGGCGAACCAAAAAAAGATGAAAACGCGTGGGACCACGAATGGGATATAAAATGAAAGCCGGCGACCTAGTTCAAAGTAATATATTCAGCCGCAGCGGCTCAGGCGGCTACGGTCTTGTAATGGGTGCGTGTGATCTACCGGGCTACTGGAATGTGTGGTGGGTCGGCTACGAAAGCGAGGATAGAATGGAAGTGGCCGAAGGTGGCATTTACGACATTCATGAAGACGATATAGTTGTCGTTTCTGCGGGCACAAATAAATAAAAAAGAGGATCTTCGGGGTGGGTATTATATGCGGTTTGATTTATGGAAACGTAATAGAGTACTTGGTTCACCGCTATCTGTACCATGGTCTAGGCAAGGCAGAGAACTCGGCATTCGGTTTTCACCTAAGAGAACATCACATTATTGCTAGAAAAAATGGATTCTATGACACAAAAGCCTCCGCCCTTGAGCAGTTCGGGGCACCCCTACTGGCAATGATGCATTTTCCCACGATGTGGATATCTTCAGGATTCTTCTTCGGGGTTGTCATATATGGGATATTGTTCTCTATAGTTCATACTATTTTACATCATCATCCAAAGTTCTCACAGAAATACTTTTGGTGGCATTGGAATCACCACATGAAAAACCAGAACCAGTCATGGAATGTTGTTTTCCCATTGACAGATTGGCTCACAGGCACTCTTGAGAAAAGGTCACGCAATAGATGAGAGCCGGCGATTTAGTAAGGTTCAAATACACTCAGGCGGACCATGAAGGATGGAAGATAGGTCTCCTCAAAGAATACCACACTTGGGAAAAGGTTGCAACCATTATTTATAAAGGAAAAGAAGTAAGGGTGGCCGCTGGTTTGGCGGAGCTACATAAGCGGGCGAAAAGACATTAGACAACCTATTTACTTAGAATCCGTAGAGGAGATGACCCTACATGAAAATTACGAAAAAGTTCATAACCGAAGTGGTGAAGAGAGTAGTTCAGGAACGAAAATTTGATGCTACCAAATTTCCTTTTCCCAAGCCAGCATCGGGTGAGCGTGCGAAAAAGGTAGCAACCGGCGGAAAAAAGGATGGGAAAATTGAAGATGACGTAGTCATTGTCAAGGATAATGCTGCTATTCCTGCCACTCAATTGAAGCCGTCACAACAAGAAATAAAATTGGGTCAAGCCTTGGGGATGGCCATCTCGATGATGGGAAAGCTACCTGGACCTTTTAAAAATGGGCCTGGTGGGGATTTGGGAGCAGTTATTTCAAAAGACGGCTATATTATGGACGGGCACCACCGCTGGGCAGCTTCCGTTCTTGCGGCGGGACCCGGTGTTCAACTCGGGGGTAAAGTTGTGGATATGCCGGGGGAGGATTTGGTAAAAGTCCTAGCCCTTGTGGGGGATGCCTTTCACCCTGGAATGAGGAAAGACCCGAGCCCGCACAACATAATGACTGCCACCCCAGAGGATGTTAATAATTTTATTAACCAATTTGTAGCCAATGGTATTGGAGAGTTTGTGGATGCTGAAACTGCCAAGCGCGTCTTAGAAGACACTTTCGGCAGCGTTGATAAAGCCAAACTTGTGTTAGCGGATCGACTCGATGCGGTGAAACAAAGCCCCCCGCCATGGGCGGAGTCGCGAGATAAGATGCCTGTATTGGAACCAGATGCCGGCGAGGTCGATAAAGTCGCAGCGGATTTAAATGCTGGCGACGTGGATATTTTCGCCCCTTACCAGGGAGAGTAAAAAGAAAAGCTGACTACTTATATCTACAGAGGAGGTGCTGTAGATATGCACGAAAAATTAGACAAGTGGCTCGGAAAATGGGCATCACGAAAATTAATGGTATGGATAACTTCCACTATGTTTTTAGGGGCAGGAATGCTCGCAAGTGATGACTGGGTTGCGGTATCTCTAGCTTATATTGGTTTACAGGGGGCGGCAGACATTGCCAGCAAATGGAAGCATGGTAAGTGAACTGGATCAAATTCAAAATAAAGGAATACGGATGGAAGGCGATTCTGGCGTCAGTGACTCTTGTGCTGGTCGCCTACTATTTTTACCTTCTTATTAAGCCGGGGGTTAACAGATCTGAGATTGTTGATAGAATAGTTACAGATATGAAGGTGGCAGCGAAAGAAAACCAAATTCGTGCCGAACTAGAGAAAGATAAAATTGGGGCAATAAAAAATATTTATACCCGCAAACTGAATTTAACAACAGAGATAACCGACCGACAGAAGCGATTAGAGGCGCTATCTCAACTTTACAAAGAATTGGATTTTTAAGGAGAATCAGATGGTAGACATTCCTACACTAGACATTGAGGATTACGATCCCGACCTAAACGAAGAAGAAGAGGCTGTCGAAGATAAGTCCGGCGGCGCTTTGACGTTTGCTATCGTGGGCGCTGGCCAAGGCGGCGGACGGATGGCAAAGGCGTTTTATGATATGGGCTATACCAAGACCGTGGCTGTTAATACAGCCCGAGCCGACCTAAACGGACTAGACATCCCAGAAAACCAAAAGTTTCTTGTTGACGAACATGGTGAACAAGGCGCAGGTAAAGACCAAGCTAAAGCTCAGGCGGCTATTGAACGCAAAGAGCAAGAAGTTTTCAACCTCTTCCGTGAGGTTTTTGGGAATAACGTTGACCGTGTCCTCATCTGCCTTGGCGTCTCGGGAGGCTCTGGTGGAGGAACCGTCAACACCCTCATCAAGGTGGCTAAGAAATATTTCACCTATATTGGGGTGGAAGATGTAGATAAGCGTGTCGGTGTTGTAGCGTCGCTACCCACAGCCGGCGAGTCAGCCTCACCTACCGTAGCCAAAAATGCTCACGCTCGCATCGCCCAACTGTGTGGCTTGGCGGAAAAAGGAAAGATTGCGCCGTTCATTATGGTTGACAATGAAAAAATCAAAAAGCTTTACCCGCGCCTTACAGTCAAAAAGTTTTGGACCACCATCAACAACACGGTTGCTGGGCTTTTCCATGTGTTTAATGTTCTAGCAAATCAAGATTCGGAATACACGACTTTCGATGCGACCGATTATGATAGTATTATGCGTCAGCCTGGGTGTATGATTATGGGAGTGACTGCGGTTAAAGATGTAGAAAATGAAACTGCCATCTCCAACGCCCTTAAGAAGAATCTGGAGAAGACTCTTCTGGCCGAAGGCTTTGACCTGACGACTGCTACCGGTGCAGCATGCATTGTGGTGGGAGGCGAGGCAATCTTTGAAGAAACTGTGGGATTGATGGATAGCATTGAATTTGGCTTCGATACTTTAGCGGCTCTTACCGGAGGAGCCATCATTCATCGCGGTATCTACGAGGATAATAAGCGCGATAAGCTCGTGACTTACACTTTAGTCAGCGGGCTAAAGCGCCCCTCTAAGCGTATCGAGGGCTTGAAGAAGTTCCTTAAGTAAAATGAGATGCATTGGTGTTTTTTTCGCTCTTCTAGCTCTGGCAATACCAGCCCGAGGAGAAGAGGTTGTAACATTTGATCCACGCCCGGCGACCGTGGAGCAGGAGGGAAATACTTATGTGGGGATTTTGGTAAGTGAGGAAGATTTCCGCAAGATTTTGCAGAACAAAGTTGATACCACCGCGGAATTAGGAAACTGCACTGTAGATCGCCGCGCCTGCGCCGCCGAAAAAGATATCTACCTTCAAGCGGTGAAAGAACTTCGTGAGGCCGCTTTGGTGAACAACACATGGTTTAGCCGCAACAAGGGTACCATTGGTGTTGTGACTGGTCTTCTTATGGGTGCGGGCTTTTCAGTGGCTATAGTTAAAGCGGTTTACCAACAGTGAGCAAAAAAGACCCCAATTATTTAGCGGCAGTAGAAAAGGCGATTGCAGAACAATATGGCAAAGTAGCAGCGCAAGATTTTCGTTCCACCTGGGATCCTCAGCGCGAACGAGAATACCTCCGCCAACTCAAGAAAAGAAACAAGGCACAGCACAAATCTGCGGTCAAAAAAGAAAAAATAGAGTTAGGGGAAACAATCATCACAAAGCCCCAAAGACACGCTCATGGCAATCGAAGCTGCCCGGTCTGTAAAACATATTCATTTTCCCCAAAGGATGACCTATATATGAATAGGTTTGATTGCTGTCATTTTTGTTATCTGGATTTTGTTATAGCCAGAGAAACTGACTGGAAAGAGGGCAAGCGACCCGGCGAAGAGCAGATTTTACTCTCGCTCAAAAGGAGAAAAAATAATGGCTAGTATTCTAGATGTAATTAAAGGTTTGAACCAAGCGGCCGCTAACGCCTATGACGGCTATGAAACGATGGATGAAAAAATTGGCTTGACCCGCGAAGAAGGTCACCCGATTGTAGATAGCCGCCTTATTGACGGCTTCCGCGTAAGATTTGCGGCCCAGAATATGGTTGTTACCTACCAGGGCGATGTTATGATGAAGGAAGTTCATCCGCGCGCTCAGTTTGAAAATGAGATTGAGCGCAAATTTGGAGACATTATTAAGTTTCTGAAAAAAGAATATAAAAAAGTGACCAAAGAAAGTGTCTCTTTGACCGAGGTTGCCCCGGCTGACATTTTGGTTCAAAGCACTTCCCGCATTCGTAATTGGGTGGAGGCTACCAAGCAATATTCTATCGGGGGGATCGAGGGGGTCGATGTGATCGGCGAACCTTCCCAGGACCGTCTAGAGGATAATATCAAGAAGTTCATGGAGAAAGCTTCAGGGAAAGCTCCCAAGCCTAAAAATGATAAGCGCCCCAAGGGGGATGACTTGCGATCGAAGGTTGCCAAACAGGGATACGATGCCCGAGAGGATGAATCACTGGGAATGCGAACTGGCAAAGAAAGCACCAAGAAACAAGACTACAAAGCTCGCCGAGCGGATTCGTATGGCAAATGGGGAACTCGCGACAAGAAGAGAAACTAATCTTCACCGTTTCGAGGTGTAAATGAGCTTAACCAAAAAACAAGTTATGGCAGAAGTCGTAAGATCCGGCAAAGATCCTGTCTATTTTTCTAATCAATATGCCCAAATCTCTCACCCGATGCACGGGCTCATCCCTTTTGACATGTATGGGTTTCAAGAAGAAGCTTTAAGGGATTTTAAAAGGCACCGCTTTAATGTTATTCTCAAGGCGCGCCAGTTGGGGATATCGACCACTGTGGCAGCCTATGTGTGTTGGTTGATGTTATTCCATCGGGATAAAAATATTTTGGTGGTGGCCACGAAGCTCGGAACGGCTGCCAACCTTGTCAAAAAATCCAAAGCGATTTATAAAAATCTTCCAACGTGGCTTCGTATTGCCGCCATTGAAATAGATAACCGAAATTCTTTTGAATTATCCAATGGATCTCAAGTTAAGGCGTCAGCTACTTCGGGTGACGCAGGTCGTTCCGAAGCTCTCTCCCTCCTTGTGGTGGATGAGGCTGCCATCGTCGAGGGACTGGATGAAATGTGGGCCGGGTTGTATCCCACTCTTTCCACAGGTGGCACCTGTATCGCCTTGAGCACGCCCTATGGCGTCGGGAATTGGTTTCATAAAATATATTCGGAGGCAGAAGAAGGGAAAAACGACTTCAATCCCATAAAGCTTCCCTGGCAAGTTCACCCCGATCGTGATGCGGCGTGGTTTGTAAAAGAAACACGCAACATGTCTAAGCGGGAGATCGCCCAAGAGCTTGAGTGTAATTTTAATGCCTCCGGCGAGACAGTGGTGCATGGGGATGATCTGCGCCGCATTTTAGAGGGCGTCACCGACCCCAAGCATAAAACTGGATTTGATCGAAATTACTGGATTTGGAAAGAGCCGGTTCTCGGGAGAGACTATTTAGCTCTTGCAGACGTTGCACGAGGTGACGGCTCTGATTATAGCGTGTGTCAGATTATAGATGTGCAAACAATGGAGCAAGTTGCTGAGTATCAAGGGAAAATAACCCCCGATATGTTTGCACCTTTGTTGGTTAATATGGCCACTGAATATAATTCCGCGCTGTTGGTCACAGAAAACAACTCATTAGGCATTGGAGTGCTCAGTAGGCTGGCTGAATTAGAGTATAATAACATTTATTACAGCATCCGATCAACGCATGAATATGTAGACCAAGCTACGGCAGAGGCTATCGGGGGAGTGGCTGGCTTTACCATGTCTATGAAAACTCGCCCCCTGGTGATTGCCAAGTTTGAAGAATTCGTGAGAAACAAACTAATTACTATCAACTCCAAGCGTCTTGCAAACGAGATCAAAACGTTTGTGTGGCACAACGGGCGGCCCCAGGCGATGAGAAGTTACAATGACGATCTTGTTATTGCAACAGCTATTGGATGCTGGGTGAGAGACACGGCACTGACAGTTAACCAGAGGGAAATAGAGTATAGGAAGGCAATGATCGGCGGAATTAGCATTGGCGGCAAGACACTCAATACAAAGATTGAGGGGATGCAAGGATACGAACCTCAGAAAGAAGCACAGAATTCATTTGAAGGATCTGACGGACGCACACATGATCTTTCGTGGATAATAAAAGGATAAACGATGGCAGACAACACTAACAACAACCAAAAAAACCCACGGAACCAAGAGTCTACTCTGTTTCGCCGGCTGACCAGGCTGTTCAGCGGCCCCATGGTCAACTATAATCAGCCCTCCGTAACTCGGTCGTCACCCCGCACCGTGAAAAAGTATAATTTTACGACCGCGACAGGCAAAGAGTTTAAGAAAAAAGAATATTATAATCCTTTCGACGGTCTCCAAAATAAAGTTCTCGCCGCACGCAATAAGCAGGTTCGGTATACTGATTTTGAACAAATGGAATACACACCGGAGTTGGCGTCAGCACTTGACGTATATGCAGATGAGATTACCACATCTTCGGAGATCACCCCTCTCGTGCATATTGAGTGTCATAACCGTGAGATAAAAGACGTGCTCCACACCCTCCTCTACAATGTGCTAAACGTGGAATCCAACCTTTTTGGTTGGGCCAGGAGCATGTGCAAATACGGAGATTACTTTTTGTATCTCGATATAGATGATGCATTAGGAATAACCAATGTGATCCCCCTCCCGGTAAGAGAAGTCGAACGCCTTGAGGGAAAAGACCCCCAGAACCCAAATTACATCCAGTATTATTGGGTCGGAGAGGGCGATGGAGTCACCTTTGAAAATTGGCAAATAGCTCATTTTCGCGTCTTGGGCAATGATAAATATGTTCCCTACGGCACCTCCGTGTTAGAGTCGGCGCGCCGTATTTGGAGACAGTTGATTCTTTTAGAAGATGCAATGATGGCTTATCGCATTGTGCGCTCACCCGAACGCCGAGTGTTTTATATTGATGTGGGGAACATCCCAGCGGAAGATGTGGAGCAATATATCGAACAAGTCAAAACTCAAATGAAGCGCAATCAAGTGGTGGATGCTGATTCGGGCCGCGTGGATCTGCGTTACAACCCGATGAGTATCGACGAAGATTACTATATTCCGGTTAGAGCCGGAAATTCTTCGCGCATCGAGACGCTAGCCGGCGGACAATTTACGGGCGATATCGACGATGTGAACTATTTGAGGGACAAGCTTTTTTCCGCTATTAAAATTCCCAAGGCATACCTGGCTCAGTCTGATGCTCAGGAAGATAAAACTACGCTTGCCCAAAAAGACATTCGTTTTGCGCGCACCATTCAACGTCTACAGCGCGTTGTCTTGGCAGAGATTCAAAAGATCTGTGTGATTCATTTGTTTAGCTTGGGGTATCGTAATGACGACCTTATGAACTTTAATTTGACGCTCAATAATCCGAGTAAGATTGCCGAACTCCAAGAACTGGAACACTTACGCACCAAATTCGATATTGCCGGCGCAGCTACTGAAGGCTTGTTTTCTAAACGATGGATATACAAGCGCATCTTTAAGATGGATGACGACGAGATTATCCACGTTATGCGTGATCAATATACCGACGCCAAACACACTGCGTTGCTTGAAGCTTCGGGTGAAGCAGCCGCGACCGGCGGCGGTGGTGGTATGGGCGAAGAACTGGGTGGCGAACTCGGAGGTGAGATGGGCGGTGAAGAGCTTGGCGGAGAAGAAGGCGCTGAAGAAGAGGTCGAGGAAGGTCCGCTTCTCGCTGAACCAGGGCAGCGCGATGATTATACCCCGGTTGCTTCGGATAGACGACGCGCGGGAGCGCGTAAACGTAGCGCCTTAGCCGCGGCAGGAGAAAAGGCGGCCTATCCGGGTACCGCCAGACTATTTAAGGGAGTAGCGGATGGTATGGGACCCTTAAGCCGGGGAGTTGTGAGCGCAGGATTGGAGAAAGAGGAAGACTTGATTGTAGAGACAAAGATCGAGATCGCGAGACTAATTACTCAGTTGGAAAAGAAGCATGAAAGTGAAACATAACAAAAAACGAAATACGGCTTTTATCTTTGAGTCACTCATACGGGAGGTGACCCGCGCAGTAGTCCAGAAAAATCATCGACAAAAAAGAGCCATTACTGCCCTCTTAAGAGAACATTTCCACTCAGGCTCCCCACTGCGTAAAGAACTGGAGTGCTATCGAGCATTGCTTGAGTGCAGTGGATTCGATGTTTATACGGCTGAAAAAACTATCCACCGCGCCAAAGAGGCGCACCGGCAACTGGATAAAACCGCAATCTTCCAAGAGCAGTCTGCGATTATTCGGAAGATTAATCAAAGCGTGGGGGCATCATTCTTTTCTAACTTTGTTCCCAATTACCGATCGGTTGCCTCAATCGCTCAAATTTTTAGTGATAAGACCCCTCTCAAGCAAAAAGTGATTCTGGAACGTCAAATTCTTCAAACGCTCTCCAGCGAGAAAGAGGAAGCTAGCGCCCCGCTGGTACCCGTGGATGGGCTCGTGGTCAAACAATTTGCGACCAATTATAATGACAGGTATGCTCACCTGTTGCCCGAACAACGTCATCTTTTAGAAAAGTATATTTTAGCTTTTGGAGATAATGACGTCGATTTCAGGCTCGCGCTGGGCAGCGAACTCAAGCGAATTCACGAAGCGGTGGAGGCATCCCTCTCATTGGCTGACGTGTCGTCTGATGACCAAATGGTCCAAAATACTCAGCGCGTGCTCGCGCAGGTGCGCGAATTTAATGTTTCTACCGTGGGACCGCGCGAATTAAAGAAAGTGCTTAAGCTACAAAAATTAGTAAGTGAGTATAAAGACGATGCCCCTCAAGATTAAATTAGGCTCCCCTCCGCCGCCCCAAGCGACCATCACCCTTCAAGCTCGAAAGACTCTTGACGGGAATATCCTCATCAGCGATCATCATAAAATGAATATTGTGATTGTTCCAGCCGAGAACAAGATCACCACTATCCCTAAGCCCTATGTAGGAGATAACGTATACGAGTATCAAAAAGATCTCATGGATCACTTGTTCCGTGGAGGGGTCATTACTTATGATAGCATTCAGGGCGGACCTTCTTTCGGCGTGCTTGAGGGATTTTATGCGGCTGACGTCGAGGAGGTGGATCCAGTGCAGGTAGCGTTGCTGGAAATCGAAGGATTTATCCGTGCCACTCATGACGATGACTACGAAGCTGAAGAATATAAGCAAGATATCGAAGACCGCTTTACGGATCCCACTCCGGAGGATTCCACTGCCTTGGGTGCCGTGAAGCCCGTCCAAGATACTCCCTATGGGAGGATGGCTGCCGATCTTAGCAGCTACCGTTTCACGGGATACGGATACCTTTATTAGGAAGAGAAATGGATTTATTGTATTTCGTCGGCTGTGCTTACGGCCTCACCCAGATTTTAGTTTTTTCGGATGTTTTAGACAAAGCTCGCCCTGCGCAGCCTTTTTTCCACTGTCCCATGTGTATGGGCTTTTGGTCGGGCATACTTCTTCTGCTCCTAAACCCATTTACAGAACTATTTACATTTGATGTAAGTCTTGTTAATGCACTTCTCTTGGGGTGCTTATCATCTGGCACATCATATGCATTATGTATGCTGATATCGGATGGAGGATTTCAACATGACTATCGACCTAGAGGGGGTGTGGACACGGAAGTGGAGACTAAGACCCGTCGCAAGGTGTTGCAGGGGTAGTTCTATCGTGCGGGTAGCGCCCGCACTTTAAGGAGAAAAAAATGAATAAGAAATATGTCTTACAAGAGTTTATGCAGCTAGACTATAGTGACGACCTTCTTACCGAAGAGGAGCGTGAGGGGAATAAGAACGGTACCCACCTCATCGTTGCCGGCAAAATCCAAGCCGCTGGCACAAAGAATGGCAACGGTCGGATTTACCCCAAGCCCATTCTTGAGCGGGAAATGAAGAATTATGAAAAACTCGTTAAAGAAGGTAGAGCCATCGGCGAACTTGATCACCCAGATAGTTCAGTTGTAGAACTCAAGAACGCCAGCCATCTTGTCACAGAAGTATGGTGGAAAGGTGACGATGTTATGGGCAAGATGAAAATCTTAGAGACCCCTGCTGGACAGATTGCCAAACAACTTGTTGAGGGCGGCGTCCAACTCGGTATTTCCAGCCGAGGGCTTGGGTCCACTCGCCAACAAGGTGATATAACAATGGTAGAGGACGACTTTCAGCTACTGTGCTTTGACCTAGTCTCGGAGCCAAGCACCACAGGTGCTTACCTTGTGGCAGAAAGCCAAGTCAAAACCCACCTAACAAAGGCTGACCGCATCAATCGAGCCCTCAACGACGTAATTGGAGACGACTAATGGCTGGAGCAGGCTTTGGAGCCACTGATACTGACGGCACTTGGGGATTTAGAGCAACTCCCGACGGAAAAGTAATTCTCGGCAACACTTCCGACGACGTAATCCAAGTTACGGGAAGTGTAGACATTAAGGGATATCAAGTTGTTGCTCCAACTGCGCAGGATTTGGGGTCAGGAACAACCAGCACATTAAGTGTTGACACGAGTATATCCTATTTGGATGCGGGCAGCATCACGGGCGTGTTTGAACCGTCATTAGGAATGGATGCTCATACAATGACCGTGCCAGACGGTGATATTCATGGGCAAAAACTTATTATTATCGTGGAGGACTCCTATGGCGCGGCTGACGATGTTCTTATCCAGCTTAGTGGAAATTTTCAGGGGTCAACTCCTGTATTATCGGCAGGAACTCAAGCTATAGAATTTGTATGGATATCCACAGCAGCTAATTCAAAATGGTATCAAATTTCATAAAGAAAGAAAGACAATGAAAAAATCGGAACTAAAAAATATAATTAAAGAATGCGTGAAGGAGGTCATCTTTGAAGAGGGCGTCTTGTCGGGCATCATTACGGAGGTGGCACAAGGTCTTCAAGGAGCGCAGCCTCTTTATGAAGCACGAGCGCCCACTCCCCACGTCACCGATTCCCGCGCAAACGAAGCGAAACAAAAGGTTATTGCCGCAATTGGTAATACTGGCTATGAGGCGGCTAAACAACAATTTAGTGATCCCACCCTGTTTGAAGGAACGCAGCCCGTTCCTGCCGGCGACGGCAAGGGCCCCTTTTCAGGGGTTGCCCCTGACGATCCAGGGGTTGACCTCACGGGCATTCCAGGGATGGGCAGATGGGCAACTGCCGCGTCTGTAAGTCGAAAGTAGACCCACAATGAAAAATTACACCCCACATCGAAAGCGGTCGTTTAACGCTAGTCGTAAGCCACTACACAAATTTATTACTGTGACTGCTGAAGAATGCCACGACAATCCCGAAAAAATGGTTCGTCGGTTTATTAAAAAGGTTAAATCGGCGGGCATTTTAGAAGAAGCCCGAAGTCGCACCCACTTTAAGAAACCTTCTGAAGAACGGCGAGAGAAAAAGCGGGAAAGAAAAAGATTAATCCAAAAAGTAAATAAGCAGAGAGAAGAACTATTTAAACCTAGAGAAAGCAACCGAAAAAGCTTTAGGAATCGGAGATAATAAATGGCTATTGGCGGAAATTCACCAGACAATTCAAAATACTTCAATATGCAAAGACCCGGCGTTAACGCGGTCGGCTCGTATCAAGTGTCAGGATATCCTTTTGTAACAGGCTCTATGCTATCTGACGACGATCTTGTAAAAATTAGTTTTCCGGGTGTTGTCAAGTCTTTTACAGCCGCGTGCCATACACCAACGAAATATATAAAAATCTATTTTAAGAACCCCTCGGATAACGCGGTGATTAACCAGGCGCACAACTGGCTAACCGTCAGTGGATCATCTGGCGCAACCGTTGCCCCAACGCGCGAAACCATGGATGTTAAGTGTAACGAACTCTATGTGGTAAATGATTCGGGGGCAACGATTGAATTCGAATTACAGGCATCCGTCACGGGCATTGATCCATCATCGATGTTCACATTGAGCGGCTCCGGTATCAACGTGTAATAATGCTGACCGAAGTTTGTGGGCGTTTTACGTCGTTAGCAACTATTTAATGTGATGTATCTCCCTCTTTTTAAGGAATCTTTATATGTCTAGTATGTTAGAGCAGGCAATAGTGGATGCGCAAGCGTTACGGGAAGCCGCCCTGAAAAGCGCAGAAGGCGCTGTGATTCAGAAGTATTCCGAAGAGGTGAGGGGCGCTGTTGACAAAATTCTTGAACAAGATTTAGACGACGATTTCATGGGTGATGACCCCTTGGATATGGGCGATGATGCTTTAGGGCTCGACGGCGACGCCGAGGTTTCTGTGGATCTTCCTGCCGCTCATGACCCCGATCTTGGGGAGGATGAGGTGGTGGTCATTGACCTTGATCAAATTATCGCCGCGGCCGACGCTGAAGAAGGTGACGAAGAAACTTTTGAACTAGACGCAGAAGAGATTGCTGACGAGATAGGCGTCACGGGTAATGACGACCTCGATGACGAAGGGATGATGGCAAATCGTGACGACGAGGAAGTGGATTTGAATGAATCTGATCTTCTTGATATGTTTAAAGAGATGCTCGTCATTGACGTCGATCAGGAAGACATAGACGCCGCTGAAAAAATGTCAGAAGAAGAGGAAGACGAAGAGTCACTTGAAAGAGTTGTGTCGTCTCCTCGTGAAGATGGGATGGATAAGGACGCCGTCGAGGCTCACAATGCCCATTTGTCACAACAACTTGAGTCACTGACTCATGAAAATAAAGAACTTAAAAATATTCTAGTAAAAGTAAAAGATCGGTTAGAGGAAATTAACCAGTCAAACGCTAGATTGTTGTATGCGAATCGCGTGTTGAAAGACTCCTCCTTGAATGAGCAGCAAAAAAATAAGATTGCTGAGATGGTCTCCGAAGCGCGAACAGTGGAAGAAGCAAAGATGGTCTATGAGACCCTTCAAAAGACATTGGCAGGTAATCCAAGACGGAATACTGCACAATCATTGTCTGAAGTAGTTTCAAGAAAATCGTCTGTGATTCTTAGCGGACACCGCAAGGTAGAAGACTCTGATGAAGCGCCGGTTAAAAATCGTTGGGCTACGCTCGCAGGTATTAATAAAAACTAAATCATTTAAGGAGATTTAAAAAAAATGTCTATGTTAGACACACTCACAGAAGGGATTAAGCAGCGTATGCTTAGTCACGAGGGTGAAGCTATTCTTAATAAGTGGGAGAAGACTGGTCTTCTGGAAGGGCTCGATGATGTTGGTCGCAACACCATGGCTCGCCTCCTAGAAAACCAAGCTGCTCAACTTCTAAAAGAAGTCAGCACCATGCAAGCTGGTGATGTTCAAGGCTTTGCCTCAGTTGCATTTCCAATTGTTCGCCGTGTATTCGGCGGTCTTTTGGCACAGGATCTTGTATCCGTTCAACCTATGAGCCTACCAAGTGGGCTCATTTTCTTTCTCGACTTTACTTACGGCGGCGTTGTCGGCGCTAATGGTGCAGGTCAGGATAGCGGCCCACGTCTTGCTGAAAAAGTAGGCGACTCGCTTTATGGCGGTGGTCGGGTCGGTCAGCAGATTACAGGTGGTGTAGACCTCAGTCTTTCTACCGGTTCTCTTAGTTTCTACGAACTCAATAACGGGTATTCGTCGCCCACGGCATCGGTTTCGAGCGTCACCCCCGTCCTTATGGGTAGCGGTACGTTTATCACCACAGCCGAGTCTGACGACGGTGGTATTTTTGCTAAGATCCTACGCGACGATCCGTCGCTCGTTTCGGGCACATCTACCTATGCTATTGGTCTTATAAATGCTCATGTCTTGGCTGCATCCGGCTTTAATTTGTCGGGCGGCGCTGATCTTGTAGCTATTGTTCCTTCGGGTTCTGATGGCGCAGGCCAAGTGTTGGGCACCAACGGCAGTGCTCTCGTCGCAGGCGTTGGCTCGGGCAGCTTCTTTGCCCGCTCGCTGACAACCTTCTCGGGTTCGGCGCGCGATCAGATCAACCTCGTCGCCCTATCACCGGGTGGGGTGCTGAGTGTCGCGCAGCTAGCTGACTCTATGACGCAGTCGCACACCGTATACGTACCGATCAAAGATAGCTTTGTGGCGGCTGGTAACCCATTTGGTGCCATCGCCGGTTCATCGACCGTCGGTGGCTGGGGATTGGAAAACAATCCGAGCATTCCAGAAATCAACATCAAGGTTGATTCTGTGGCTGTTACGGCGATCACTAAAAAGCTGAAGGCTAAGTGGACCCCGGAACTGGCTCAGGATTTGAATGCTTATCATAACCTCGACGCTGAAGTTGAGCTTACGAGCATTCTCTCCGAGCAGATCGCTCTTGAGATTGATCAGGAGATCCTTGAGGATCTTGTCGTGAACGCTACGGCTGGAACACTTTGGTGGAGCCGTTCGCCAGGTAAGTTCCTAGACCGTGAGTCTGGGAATCTGACTCAGAACAGCTTGTATCCTGACTTCACCGGTACGGTGAGTGAATGGTATGAGACGTTACTTGAGACAATCAATGACTTGAGTGCTCGAATCCATCGTAAGACGCTTCGCGGTGGCGCAAACTTTGTTGTTTGCTCCCCTGAAGTTGCTTCGATTCTGGAGTTTACGAGTGGCTTCAAGGCGAACGTCGCTGTGGATGAGGAGAAGGGAAGCTGGGGTGCCGTCAATATTGGCTCATTGAGCCGTAAGATGGAAATCCATGTGGATCCTTACTTCATTCGTAACGTCGTGCTGGTTGGGCGCAAAGGTAGCAGCTTCCTCGAAAGCGGCTATGTTTATGCTCCGTATGTTCCGCTACAGGTCACGCCTACCATCTTTGGTACCGAAGACTTCGTGCCTCGCAAGGGCGTGATGACTCGCTATGCCAAACAGATGGTTCGTCCTGACATGTTCGGGCTAGTTATTGTTGACGGGTTGACAGGAACCCAGTCATAATATATTCGGTCTCGTCATTGTTGACTGACTGACTAGGTTATGAATAAAAATCGGAGAACCCCGTCCTAGTGGCGGGGTTTTCTGTTTTAATGTGCCAAGTACTTGGGACAAAACTATTTACTAAGGTTAGAAATATCTACATCTTGAAGAGGGATAATCAATGCCAACGAATTTACAACCTGCTAGCACCGTAAGTGCCTTGGTTTTGCCTGCCACGGGCACTTATACCGATGTTGCTGACTCTCTGGCCTATGGGATATACACCACGGGATCATTTTTGAGTGGAGCAGTAGATCAAGTTGCTTATGTTTATAATAAACTCGGGGGCAATATTCTGGATTTGGAGATAACTCCTGTCAATGTGTATAACGCTTACGAAGAAGCATGTCTCGAATATTCTTATCTGGTTAACACCCATCAGGCAAAAAATGTTCTGTCGGACCTGCTCGGGAATACCACAGGATCCTTTGATCAGGATGGAAATTTTGTAGCGTATGACAAGGGAATGGATGTTAAACCTAATTTAAAGTTCCCGCGTTTTCAGTTGGGGTATGCTACCCATATCGGAAGAGGAGCAGGTCTGCATGCGGCGGTGGGAGCAAGCCAACAAATATTTTCAGCTTCATTTACCCCCCAACAAGATGTTCAAGACTACGACCTTCAATCCATTATCTACAGTGCCTCCATTGACGGCGGTGCGGGTGGTGCAGCTTTTACCGGCTCGATTGGGAAAAGTGCCATCACTATTCAAAAAGTATTTTACAAAACTCCGCGCGCCTCGTGGAGGTTTTTTGGCGGGGTAGCGGTTGGTCTCGTGGGAAACCTTTCCACCTATGGGATGTATGCGGATGACAGCACCTACCAATTAGTTCCCGTCTGGCAAAATATTTTACAAGCAATGGATTATAACGAAGCTATGAATGTTAGGGCTTCTCATTATTCCTTTAAGCTAAATGACAATAAGCTGCGCATCTTCCCCGTCCCCAACGGCAATTGGCCATCGAAGTTTTGGGTAGAATTTCGCGTTTCCGAAGATGCGTTTGATGAGCCGGGGGATCGCAAATACGGGGCAGATGGCGTAAGCAATATGAATACGCTACCTTTCCCCAATGTGCCCTACGCAAATATTAACAGCATTGGAAAACAGTGGATTCGTAGGTTTGCGCTATCTCTGTGTAAAGAAACTTTGGGGCAAGTAAGATCAAAGTTAGCCTCTATACCTATACCCGGTAATGATATAACCCTCAATGGACCGGCGCTTATTTCGGAAGCCAAAGAGGAACAAATTAGTTTACGGGATGAACTCAAGACCGTTCTGGATGAAATGGTTTACGGCAAATTAGCAGAAGGAGATCAGGCTCTTCAGGCAAGCGTTAATGAAACTCTCGGTAAGATTCCACATGGCATTTATGTAGGATAACCCATGGCTAACAAATGGACTCAACCTAGCTCACCCCCGCCTCCTCTCTTTGTAGGGAAGGCCGAACGTAACTTTGTTAAGCAACTTAACGACGAGCTTATTGAAAAGATTGTCGGCGAGGAAGTGATCTATTTTCCCATCGACGTTGAGCGCACCAACTATCACACCTTATATGGGGAGGCAATGAAAAAAACTTTTCTTCCTCCTATCCGGGTGTATTCCCTGGTGGAATATAATGGTTCTGATCGGGTGCAGGAAAGATATGGCTTTGATAATGTCTACAACATAACGATCCATTTCCACCGACGCCGCCTTACCGAAGATCAAAACTTGTTTGTGCGACTTGGAGATTTTGTGCAATATGACGAGATGTATTTTGAAATTGTAGACGTTTTCCAGCCACGCTATTTGTTTGGACAAGACAGCGCCTTTGCGGATAACACATCATTAGAGGTTACAGCGGTTTGTAAACAAGCAAGACGAGGATTGTTCAATGCCAGTTAATACACCCCTTAATCAGCAGCTTGATGCTGTATATCCGTTAGCCCATTCGCGCCTGGAAGACATTGACTACGCACTATACAACTATATCAACGACCAGTTGAATATTTTTACGGATAGCAACACGGGCTTTAGCAAGGTGCCCGTCATCTACTCTATTCCTGACCGGGCGTATCAGATTAAAAACGACCCCACGCTGCGACCCAACGGCAGAACTTTATCTTACCCCCTGATTTCGATTTTACGAGAATCCGTTACTAAGAATCCAGAAAACAAGGGGCGTTACGGAGTGCATGTTCCTCCCTACTTTGACTACTATGATCGCGGCGGGGCTGTCACCATTGCGCGCGAAGTAAACCAAAGCAAGACGAAGAATTTTGCGAACGCGGCAGCCATTAAAAAATCTTTCTATAAGACAAATACCAATTACCAAACATTTCCAGGAGTCAATACGGAAATTGTATATGAAACTTTGACCATTCCGATGCCTACCTTTGTGGAAGTATCCTATAGCATAGGGATCATCTGTGAATACCAACAGCAGATGAATCAGATTTTGGCTCCCTTTGCCGCACAGACGGGAGCACCTAGCGTCTTCCCGATCAAATACGAAGGAAACAAATATGAAGCTTTTATTGAGCCGGAGTTTGCTTTTGAGAACAATTCAACCGGCTTAGAATTGCAGGAGCGCATATTTAAAACTAATATTTCTCTCAAAGTGTTGGGGTATTTGGTGGGTTCCGACAAAAACCAAGAGACTCCAAATGTTGTGCGCCGCCAATCGGCAGCTAAATTAATCATTCAACGAGAACGGGTAGTCTTGGGGGATGAACCCTATTTCGACGCCGACCATAAAGATAAATATCGACCCTGACTTCGGTCAAGGGATTATCAGGGAGTTTGGAAGTTTATCACACTATTTAATAGTAGTGTAAACCCACCCTTTGCACTCTTCAAATGACTTTGAACTACATAGGAGAAGAAAGTTAAATGGCGGACAATGCTACAAGAAAATTCAAGTTTGTTTCTCCCGGTGTTTTTATTGATGAGGTTGATAACTCTCAATTGCCGGCAGAACCCACTGCAATCGGACCTATCGTTATAGGTCGCTCTTCCAAAGGGCCCGGCATGATGCCGGTTACAGTTGATTCCTTTTCCGACTTCGTTGATACGTTTGGGAACCCCGTTCCTGGCGGCGATGGCGACGATGTGTGGCGGCAAGGTAATAAAACTGCTGCTACTTACGGACCTTACGCTGCTCAAGCGTGGTTACGAAATGGATCTCCCCTTACCTATGTGAGATTGTTGGGAGTTCAACACCCTAACGCGACCGCTGCTTCGGGAGAAGCGGGCTGGAAAGCCGGCAGCATGACGACAACGGATCTTGCAGACCCGAGCAAAGGCGGGGCATGGGGGCTTTATGTATGGCCTTCGGCTTCTTATGGCGATGGCCGACCGACTGCTACCACTGGCTCACTGGCAGCCGTTTTCTATATCAAAGACGGCGGCGGACGTGTTTATATCGAAGGAACGCGTTGGGATGACGCCGTCACAGGGAGTTGCTGTGAAATTTATCATTCGGAGACCGGCACCACAGCCGGCAGCCTTACTCTGGTAGGTGTTACCGATGGTGCGCTGACCGGACAAAAGAAATATACTATCAGTTTGGATCCGGAAGCACCTAACTTCTTCAGAAAGGTGATGCCCACCAACCCGACGTTAACTAACAATACCATTACTACCACTTCGGCGCGCCAGAATTTCTGGGTCGGGGAGTCATTTGAGAGATTTCTCAACATGTCATCTTCAACTTCCGTGGGGGTGCTAGGAAATTCGGGGCAAACCGGACAGCTTGGGAACTCTTACTGGGCTGCGGTTTTACCCATGCGCAACCAACAAGACACCTCGGATGTTCAGAACGACATGCTTGTTCAAGCGCAAACCTCCACCACCGGCTGGTTCATCGGACAGGATTTGAGTTCTGACTTTGCTTCTTATGATGCCACCGCGCAGCAGAAGCTGTTCCGTCTGCAAGCGCGCACCGCAGGAGAATGGGTGCAAAACTCGGTGAAGATTTCCATTACAAATATTAAAGCTGCCGAAGGCGCTTTCCAAACTTATGGAACCTTCTCGCTGCTTGTGCGCCAAATGACAGATTTCGACAATGCTCCGGTGATTATCGAGCGATGGGATAACTTGGATCTTAATCCTGCTTCTCCTAACTATATTGCCCGAAAGATCGGGGATAAGTATGAAGTTTATGATACTACCACCAAGCGTAATCGAGAGTATGGCCAATACACCAACACCTCCAAATACATTCGCGTGGTGATGGATGAAGACGTAGACCGGGGTGGTGTTACTGCCACCTATCTTCCCTTTGGGATGTTTGGTCCTCTGAAGTATCGCGACTGGTCGTGGGGCTCCGGCTCCGGTGGCTTGAATGCTTTGGGATTAAGCACAGACGCAAAGACTTACGCTAGCGCCAGCCGGGGTCTTACCTCCACTATGGTTGACGGCGGCAAGATGAACCTCTATGGTAACGTCGGCGGCAACAATAATGTAACCGTCGGGCAAGACGTTCTGAGTCTTGGCGCGATCCTCCCCGCAGCGCGCTTCGCTGTTTCGGCATCGACGATTTATCCTTCGGTTCCGCTGCGCCAAAAAGCTTCGTGGGGCAGCCCGAAGAGCCCTTCCAATAACTATTGGGGTGCTTGGGTGCATCGCACGGATACTAACGTCTCTTACAATGAAGGAATTCCGGATCTTCTCCGCATTCGCTGCGCCAATGTCAATCCGTCGGATTGGGCAAACACATCGCACGATATTGCCACTACTCTGAGTGGTGCGAATGGCAACACAGATCCTCTCCAAATCGCTTGGGTGTTTTCGTTAGACAACCTTTCGGGCACGTTTGACACGAGTAATAATAACGTAGTCGTAGACGGCACCGGTATCTATAATGTTGATTACCGTGTGGGGGGCACGAGCCTTACAGCGCAATCGCAGTCAGTAAACGGGGTTTCCTATAAAAATGTGCTGGATGCAGGCTATAACAAGTTTACCACGGTTCTCGCTGGCGGCGTCGATGGTTTCGATGTGACTGAACGAGATCCCTTCCGGAACACGGCAGTAGGAGCGAGCGCTACTGAAGAGACGAGCTACGAATTAGCCACTCTCAAACGCGCAATTAATCTTATTGCCGATGCCGATCAGGTGCAATACAACCTGGCAACGATGCCAGGGGTGACAGTACCGGCGGTAACTAACCACTTGTTGGATATGGTGGAAGACCGAGCCGACTCCATGGCGATTATAGATATTGAAAAAGTCTATACGGCTGACAGCGAAAGCTCCGCCACTGCCCAG